ACAAAAAGGGACGACGACATTAATGCATCGCCGTCCCATATTTTTTGATTTAACTGTTATTAGAAAGCTACGTTAGTTAAAATCTGATTGTACGTAAAGAAGGCTTGTGGATGAAGTAATTGGAAATCACAGAAAAGTGTTCCAATAAATCTTACAGCCGCAAAAGCTGCTAAAGTATAAGGGTCAACTATTAACTGCATTGCACCCCAATCAGCAAAGCCAGCTTGTTCCCACGCTCCCAAAATTGCCAAAGAGCTATCGGTATTAGTACCCAAATTGCTTGGCGCATTTGTAGTAACAGCAGAGGCGTCACGTCCCGCAATTGTCTTTAGAGCATTATCATACACGAACAAAGGATAAGGGGTAGCTGAACCAGATGGAGTTGCCGGAGTAACGGACAACTTAGCCCAAGTGGAAGGATTGATAACCCACTTTAAATCATTCACATCAGCATTTGCATTACGAATAGCTGCATCAGCATTAGTTGCATCAGTTAAGAAGAATGATCCAGAAGCGCGTCCAGAAGCTAATGAACCTGAAAGAACGCCCTGACCATATTGGTTAATACCAGTCAATCCGTTTCCACCAGTACCATTTAACAACTGCTTTTCAATAGTGATAGCCATACTCTTGATAATGTCTTGCATAACTGCACCTTCAACATTGTACTGAGCAACGTTCATCAATTGACGAGTTACAGGAATGACAGAAATCAATTCATGCTGTGAGAACTTAACTTGGTCAAATCCAACTGCCGAAGCTGAGGCTTGCAAATCTTCTGCATTGAAGCTTGCGCCAGCGGAAAGGTTTGTACGACCAACAGCGATGTTGCTGGTTAAGCCGTTGTATTTCTTCACACCATAAGTTGATAAAATAGGTGTGCGAGCATACAAGAAATCAATTAAGGTTCCAGCAGGTTCGGTAAACACTAATCCAGCACCATTAGTAGTAGTGGTGTCTCTTGTTTGGAACTTCATATTTAACGGAAGAGCAATACCATCATTTCTCCACGAAATATGAGAATAGTTTTTCTTTGTTTCGTTTGAAAGGGAGTCTATAAAGCCGCCCTTCATTGGTGCGCCTGCACTAAGTTCGCGCAATTCTAAATCAAAACGCTTCATTTCTCCACGTTCTAATTCCACGCTAGGGGCAAGGCTCTTGTTTTTGTTTTCTCCCATTTGCTTAATCTCCGATAATACTTGATTTACATCGAAACCATTTTCGATGTAGTTGGTTGTTTTGTCTACAGAAATATTGTAGTCCCGGCAAAGTTTCATAATATTTGCCACTTCGCTATTTCGTTCCTTTACTGCTATTGTCAATGACTTGGTTTTAGTTTCCTTATCATCTTCATCTTCATCATCTTCTTCATCGTCATCGTCATCATCGTCAGACTTGTCATCATCAGAAGAATCATCCTTGTCGTCTTCTGAGTTATCATCTGAATCCTTTTCATCAGAAGTATCAGAATCCTTTTCGTCTTCATCCTCTGATTTTGTTTCCTCTACTTCATCAGAAGTTTCATCTTCCGCCTTGGATTTCATTTCCTCATCGGCGCGCACTTCCAATTCCTCTTTAACTTCTTTCTTGGTTTTCTTGGCCATTAATTCTTTCTCCGTTAATTCTGTTACTTCTACATTATAAATAGTATAGTCACCAGATTTTCTTATTGTTAATTGTCTATTTACACCAACAGTAGGATCAGCAGGAATACTTACACTACTCGCTTCAAATATTTGCCAATCTGTTGCTCTATATACAGGAATACCATCAATTTCCCCTTCCTCAACATATTTACGAACAATGTAACCGATTGAAATACCTTGTCTTACACCATCTTCCATATCGTTTTTCACATCTTGGCCACGAGTCGAACGGCTAAATAAAACATCCGCACGTAAAACCTTATCAGGATCAAGGGACACATTTCGTAATGCTCCCACTTGGTCACACTGGTCGTGATTTAAAAGAAATGGTGTCATATCATTTAATCGACTCATATCAACAGATGACGGCGAGTGGTCCAAAATCTCATAAACTACTTGCGGCATATTTGGATTGTCGGAAATGTCCTGTAATGCTGGTTCTTCTGACGACATAGCAATACGAATTAATCGGCCAGCATCAGCATTAGCAGCATCTTTAAGACTTAATTTTGTACTTCTATATAGTTGCGGAACTCTAATCTGTTTCATTTGTGTTCTCCGTCTCATCTGCCACATCACCATTGTCATTCAATTCATCTTCATTAGGTTGATTTTCCGCACCCGCTTTTACTTCGTAGGCATTTATTTGCTGGCCGTTTATATCAATTCCTAATTCCTTAGCATATGCATTTTCAAATGCTAATTCATCAAATACCTTTTTCGGATCACCACCTAATTCCGTAATAATCTGAGTCCGGGATTTAATACCTGTGTTGATTAAATCAGCATAGGATTTGGCATCTTTATAAGCGTCATAACCGGCATAGCCTCTTGGCTGCCAATTCACCTTATAGAAATCACTTGGTAATCCTTTTAGAACACCATTCAAAACACAATTCTTGATGAACTCTCTATAAATATGGCAATGTAATTTGTCTATGTACCAGCTTTGAATCTTCTGCCAGTAGTCGCGTTCATTTCTAGTTCCTTCCCGTTGTGATGCATTATTCGCTTGACTTAAATCGCCAGTTAATGACGCATAGGACACATTTAGACCGCTTGCAATCCCTTGCAATCTTTTATTGACCCAATCTTTAAACGAAGTACCGGGATGGTTGGTATTTAATTGATGTGCTTTTAGTCCCGGTGGAAGAATTACAGGCGAACCGGGAGCAATTGTTAATTCTGTTTGTGGTGGATTTGCGGGTCCAGTAATTGGGCCAGTAAATCCATTATTAGTTTGGTTGCCCGGATTTATACCAGTGTCATTATTCGCAAATGCTCCTAATGCGTCATCACTTTCAAAGAAAATGACCGAATTAGCAATTAATGCCAACGCCTCTTGTTCAGCATCCATATAATTCATGTAGCTATAAAGGCTCATCAAAATTGGGTGCAACCAAGAAATGCCACGCGATTGAAAAGCTGAAATGTCGTGCCGGTATAAATGGATGACGTCTTCGGCGGGTAAAATAATTCTACCTTGTCCAATGGCGGGACTGTTTGCGTTGACTTTTGTGTAATCAAAGAAATGGTAATTGATGGGTCTATTAAATCCGTTAACCTCTACACCCATTTTTATTTGGTTGCCATTTGCCAATACTTCATTGTCAAAATGATTAAGATATTCGCTTTCGATAAACTCTATTGCAAATCCAAACTGATTGCCAGCATCTTTGCCAGTTATGAAATGAGCAAATACTTCTCCGTCTCTTGCAACTGTACGAGCTACATAATCTTGTGCGTCAAGCCATGACATCCTACCATCTGCCGTAACGCACTCTCCCCATTTATTCCACAAATCCAAAACCAATTTGTTAATGTCATCTTTGCCCAAATCTGGCTGTAAAATAATTCCATTAGCACCCATAACATTATTACTTACCAAATCCAAATAACGGCGAGCTAAATCATTCTGCTTGCTTAATTGTCTGGCAACACTTCTAACAGGGATAAAATCAATAACAAGTTCTCCATCAGCACTTAAATAACTGATGAACAACTTGTCTAATAATCGCGGTTGTTTTGGAAAGTACACTCCACGGGAACGCAAATCGCCTTTAGCTACAATTTCTTTGCGCCGTGGAATAACAGAAAGGGGTTTGGAATCTATACCAAGTATATTTGTAATTAGTCTCTGAAATCTATTCAATTATTATTCTCATTTAACGGTCAAAACCACCCCAAATGATTGGTTGAAACTGGTTTGCCGAATTGTTGTGATGTGTTGCGTTCCATATATACCAAATATTCATATTGTGCTTTCATCTTCAATAACATTTCAGGTTGCAAATAAGAAATTGCCTTACCAAATAATGTTATGGTTTGGGCATCATCATTAGCTCTTCCTTCAATTGTGTTGTTGATGGCATTTAGTATTCTTTGGTTTTGACTTACCAAGTCGCCGGGATTAGCAGCAGCAATAGATGGTTTTACATAAAGTCTGCCGGATTTTACGGTATATTGCTCGCCGTTTTGAGTCATTATATAAGCAAACGTATATAATCCTGGTGGAAGCGTGGCAGTTTGTGTTGCGGGTAGTGTGAAGTTCCAAGAGGATGAAACAGGCATACCACTCACCTGTAAACTTCCTGAACCAGCCAATTTAAAGTTGCAAATCCATCCACCTTCCGGAGTAAAAGCATCGAATCCAGTATTAAACTTTGTTGTGTCACCTGCTACTATGTCTGTTGGCGCATATAATCCGTTGCCATTGACTCCAAACATCAATAAAAAGTTCTGGTTGTCCAAATTAAAGGTTCTCCATATGTTGATTTACTATTAATAAATAGTGCTTTACCATCCATTTTGACCGTAGTATTTGGGTTTATAAACGATTTTGGGCATCGTTCTAGGTTGTGGCGGTTGGATTGGAGCTAGTAAAAATGAGCTAGAAACTGGTAAATCTACTTCCCCACCATCCTTCATATATTTTCTAGCTTCAATTTCCAACTGGTTATAACAATTCAAGTGCGCTAATCCGGCCATACAATACACTAAACAGTCTAAGGCTTCATTTCTGGTGGATTGTGTAAGCTTGGTCCACTGGAAATAGGGCGTATTATTCTTGTATTTAGTGATTTTCTTTTCT